ACATCTGCCGTGAGCGCGTCCATTCCGATTTCGATACTCGACAGCGTTGCAAAACCGATCTTGCCGTCGCTGCTCCTGACAAGCGTTCCGGCAGGAATAGAGAGCGGAACGGGGCGGCTACCTTCCGGTACAGCCTCTTGCGCTGTGAACCGCAGTACCGTTTTTGCTTTTAGCGCTCCGAGTCGTGAGATAGCATAGAACTGTGCGATTTGCTCCAGAACAACACCATCCGCGTATTGAATCAAATTTTGCTCTGCTATTTCTTGTGTTTGCTGACGGAGAAGGTAGAGTATGTACACCATCACATCAATCATCAACCGCTCTGGCTGTCCGGGGTACAGGCGTTTTCCGCTCAGTGATTCATACTCAGCGACCATCTCTTCGGCAATTACCGCAATGTTGCGGTTTATGTAATTCGGTCGTGCAAGGTTGAGCATGATGCGTTAATCGTATAGCTGTAAAAAATCTATTGCCGTATAGCCAGTGCCAAAACCTGTGTTTTCGACGTTGGTGATGTTGATGCGGTATGACAAATACGCAGAACCATTTAGAAACGTATAGTAGCGCCGTTCGGTATCTACCCAGTTCGCTACGTTCGCTCGCGTGTCGAGGACGTCCCACGTGGAACCGTCGTTGCTGCCCTCCCATGTCCACGATTTAGGGCAAATTGTGGCATTGCCGCCAGCCGTAATTGCAATCGCTCGGACGACAATTGGGAAATTCAAATTGATGCGCAGCCATGACGATACAGGGGAGCCTGCTGAGTTTGAAATCCACTCGGTTGTTGTTGTATTAAATGCGTAAAAGCTGGCGAACTGCTCCGACGACGCTTGTACACTGTTGACTAGCCCGCCAATGCCGCTTTCCTGTGTTACGTTGTCAGACATGGTGAAAGCGTAGATATTACCGAGGGATTCGGTATTGTACCGCGCTTGGCGCTGGGGTTTCATGGAGCGGAGTGAACCGCCTCGCATGGCAAGCACCGCTTTTTTGGGGCGAACAATGCAGCCGTTATTCATACACCACCGCCTCTACTGCGGATTCGTCTGCGGCAGCATCAATAGACTGTTTTGCAAAGACCACAGCGCCCCATTCGGCAGCGCACCATGCACCAAAGCGCAGAATCAGTCCTTTGAATGTGCTGTATGGCAGTTGCTGAAACTCTCCGCTATGATCGGCAATTGTCAGGGTGGTAGCATCATCGGTTTGTGCGAGAAGGTGCATGGTAACAAGGTTGCCAAACACATTTTGGTCGTGCTGAGTAGCAGCGAGGCGAATCCCGAGCGTTACATCATAGTACCCTGCGGCGAGCCGCCCGTAATACGTTTGCTCACATTGCTGCTTCCGTGCAGCTTTGAGCGCTGCCAACGACGAAGCAGGCTGCATATTTTCATACACATCTTGCGGGACGTATTTTGTCCCAGTCCATATCTGGACTTCGGTAGGCATTAGTAATCCATCCCTTCGACAATCACGTTGAATGCTTCGGCTGCGTTGGTCGAAGCGCGGATTTTCGCCCCTGCGGGCAAAACTAGACCGTCGCTATTCGCATCGTAGAGCGTTATTTGCGCGTTGAATGCAGCGACCGTGCCGCTTGCCGTAATAGCACTCACCGAAATTTCACGATACAGGTACGTTGTGCCGCCAACAGTGACGTACAGGCGCACCATGCCTGCGGTCGTGGTGACGGTAGCCTGTACGGTAATTTTTCGTACTATTGAGCCATTCGTCGCGTGTGCGTCGAAACAATCCACGATGGTTCCCGTGCCGTTACGGTTCGTATTGGCTGCCGAGAGTGCGCCGACCTGTACGCGCGGCGTGGCTGCAAATTGTGGTTGAAGTGCCATAAGATTTTCAGATACACGTCAAGTGGTTGTAATAATCAGATTGCACAGCGTTTGGACGGGAAAAGAGCCGTCTTCCGGCGAATACTTCCAAACGATTGCAGTAGATTGCGTTGGGATAGACTGCCATTCCATCGCAGGTGCGGAACACATCGTCTGCTTTTACATACAGCCTCTGAATCGGTGCTGTTGTGCGTCCTGTTGTGATGAAATCGGCGGTATTGAACCAGAGTACGCCTGTGCTTGGCTCGGTGTCTTGGATTGCTACGCCTGCCGCAAGTGCGGCAATAGCGGGCAAATCATTTTCGGTTAAGTGCCGGAGTGCCATTACGTTACTACATCTGTGTAAATGGCTCCTTCATTGCCAGTCGTGACACGTCGTCGTGTCCCGTCCGGTGAACGAAGAATCACACCCTTCGTGAAGTCGGTTATTTCGACATCTACCGGACTCATTTTCAGCGCGTAGGCGCTCAGGTCAATACTTGCACCGAACGGGCTGAAGGTGAGCGCTGTCGAGCCGAGCGTAACGTTCGACGTTGACAGGTTGTACATTTTCCCTGTGTTCACCGTGCCTTGCTCCACGAACATAAATGCGCCGCGAATTGCATCACTGGTGTTCGCATCTTCCGAGCGTGTCCATGCGCCAAGCTGCACGATATAGATGCCGTTTTGAGCGGCGGACGTCTGGTTTTTTACCAGTACGCGGTCTCCAGCAACGAGCGCAACGTCATCAATCGTTTGTTCCGCGGTAAGGCTGATATTTGCTGTTGTTGCTGCTTTTACGCTGTCTTTTGGCGAAAGCCCTGCAACGATGGTATCAAGGTAGCTTTTCGTCTTTTGCGATGACCAGAGAATGCTACTGCCGACGTTTCCGTCTTGGATGTCGGCATCAATTAGGTGTCTCGTTGGCATAACTAGGTATCCTCCGAGATAATGCGCCCTTGTTCACCAAGTTCGGCGGTGTAATGCGTGCCGTCCGGTGCCGTGCCGGAGAGCATTTCGGCAGCTTTGACCACGCCTTTTTGCGTAGAGGCATATTCAGATTTGCGCATAATGTCGGATGGGTTAAGGGCGGACTGCATAATGGTGTTAATCGTCTCGCGGAAAATTGCTGCGTTGTTGGCAGCGCTGACGAGTTCTGTGCCGGTGATTTCCGTTTCCTGCACCGCTTCCGGCGCTTCGACGGGATGCCATTTCACCAAAACCGACATACCGGACATGGATGTTTGCGTTACTGTCACGCTGTCAATCGCCGCGCGTGGTTCCCACTGAGCAGCTTCAACGGCTGCAATCGGAACGTTTGCCTTTGCGACGGGATAGGGCTTGTCAAGGAATCGGTGAATCCGGCTGCCAAACGTCCGTCGGATTGGGACGGAGCCGTAGGGCGTGAGCCAGCAAATCATCAAGGACTGCTTTATGTCCTCCACGTCGGTCACGACCTCGCCGTAATGCCCAAGTTTGGGCGACCAATCACGTGCGGTTATTTCAGCAGCGTTGACCATTTTTTACTCAAAAACTCGTGGGCGTGAATGAACTGCGAATGCAGGGCTAGTCGTTTGCTCAGTTACCTCAGCTGTGGGCAAGTGCAAAACAATCTGGCGGCTGGCAAGGCGCTTCAAAAGGGTATCGGCGTTGTTGTAGAGTTTCACCACGTCATCCGGTATCGGACGACGACGAGCATGGAGATAGAACGTGCTGAGGTCAACCCCAACGGTTGTGAGTAGTTGCGGGATGTCTCCAACGATGGGCAATGCGTACACACCTCGCAGCGCTGCGTCAATGATGCTGTCTGCCTCGCTGATGCACTTTTGGATGCGGGTGTTAATCAACGAATCGCCATCGCTGTACAATGGCTGCGTATTGTCATTTGGCACTGCTTCCCCCGCGCCGTCGTAGAATTCGCCGCTGCCCTCATCGTCCACAAGCTGAAGCAAGTGGTCGCGGATTATGCGGGTTTCTTCAATATCGGCGCGGGTGCAGTACATGGCTATTCCGGTCTATGGCTATCGCTTATTTGTGTGGTAGTACAGCCAAACTTTTACTCCGTCGGCGGTTATATTGGCTGTCGTTGCTCGGTTAGATTTGGCAGTCATTGCAAGTGTGGCAAGTTGATGTCGTGCGCCTACTGCAATGGTAGCGGTGGTATATTTCGCAGCGTTGGTGGCGGTGAGGTTTGGTATAACGATGGTGTTGTCCAGATACGCCCCGTCTGGTGACGTTGCCAGAAACTCAAATCGTGCCGTCACGCTATCACTCAACTTCGCTACAATTGTCAGTGAGTCCGCTTTGGTGTTCACAATGCTGCGCAAAGGGAACTGGATCGAACTCGCAACAATCATCGAAGCGGTTTTCGTCTCGGAAACCAGTTCGTATTGCGAAGTCTGCGCCTGTGCTACGGGAGCAGCGAAAAACGAGGACATCAAAATCAAAAGCAAACTCAGGATTTTGACAGCAACGAATTTGCCTGCACCCGACGAAGCGGTCAGGGCAATACCGTTTGCTTTGCCGCTTGCCAGTGCAATCGCACGTCCGGTGCTGTCGGATTGTACCTCGTCTCCGGCAGCAAATGCGCCTCCGGTCTCAACGGCGGTGATGCCTGCGGTTACGACAGCTACCGGTTCGTCGGCAGCATAGTTGTCGGCAGTTACGCCGATTGCTCGTGCGCCGTCTGCGCTGTGCGCTCCGGCTGCACTGACAAAACGCCCTTTCGCAAGAATCGCTGCCGCGTGGACGGGCAGCGTAATCACGTTAGCGGGACTTTCGAGTGGTTCCATGCTCTCTCTCCTTTGAAGATTTTTGTTTTGTTGTATCTACTTCTTCGTCTGCGTCTGAGTCTTCTCCTGTGTCCGACTCTTGCGCTTCGTCTGTCGGTTGGATGAAGCGGCTGAGTGCAGCCGCTTCATCGTCCGTGAGTTCCAGCACATCGCCATGCTTGTAGCTTTTGCCGTTGTGCCGGATGGTCGTGTTTTTTACGAGGACTTTTTGCATGGTGGCTCCTTACACACAACCGGTGATGAGATAACCACAGCTATTGTCCGTTACAGCATGTTTCATCCACGTTGTGATGCGGTCGTAGCTCACTTTCTTGTCCTCGCTGTTCCATGTGTCAGCCACAGGGAAATCTTGGAGCATGAACGTATAGCCGAAGCTGCTCTCGAACACATTTGACTGTGAGCGAGAACCCGGATTCACATACGCCACGATAGCGCTGCCTTCATCCCAGAGATAGCTTTTTACACCAGCATTGTCCACATAGCGCGAACGCGCTTTGCGCACAACCGGGATGTTAAAAATCTTGGCAAGGTGCGCTTCGGTCACAACGGGTCCGTTGGACTCGCCCGTTTGGTTGTATGCGATTGCGGCACGGATTTTCGGGTGGTTCTGAAGGGCAAGGAACGCTTTCGCGCCCAAGACAAGGCGGTTTGCATCGTCGGCATCAATTTTTTCAATTGCATCCTGAATGTCGCCGATAGGGTCGCTCTCGGCGTGCGTCCATTTGCTTGTGCCGGAGAGTGCTGCGGTGTAGCCGGGTTTGTACGTGTTAGTATCCTGAGCCAAGCGAGACGCAATGTACTCGCGCTTCAGCATCATGGCATTCCAATTCACCTGCACACCGATTTGCCGAGCCGAGCGCCAGCGACGTGTCCCCAATTCGTCGGCATAATCCGACGGGGAAGACAAATCATGCTCTTCAAGGAGAACATCCGTGAAGTCAGTGGCTTTCGGAGTGATGATGTTAGATTTTGCCCCAGCAGCACGTTCGGTCGGGAAAATGCGCATGGAATCCGAGCCAATTGCGGGGATTTTGAACGCAATATCTTCTACGTCAACGACGGGGAAAAGAACATCAGCGACGTACGAACTAGGCTTATTGGCATAACCCGAGACGATGCCCTGTAAAATTGGGGCGGCTTGTTGCGCGAATTTCCGCGCTCGTGAAAGTTGCGTTGACATTATTCACCCTCCATGCTTTGGTCGTCCAACAAAATGTTTACCGCTGCACTGAAGTCAATGCCTTGTTCCCGTGCCAGCTTCTCTGCTGCTTTGCGCAGCTTTGCTTGTTCTTCGTGCGTGTCCATGCTGAAATCAGCTTTGCTTCCGCCGCTTGCTGTGGTCTTGGTAGCGATTGGCTTGCCAATCGGAGCAATGACGGGACGCGCAGCGAGAATCTCACGCTTTGCCGTGAGCATGTCTTTTTCAGCGCCGGAGAAGTTGATTTTGCCTTCGGTTTTTGCTGCCATGTTCAAGTCCATGACTTGCACATCGCGCTCTGCCGGAAGGACTTTCCCCTCCTTCACCAGTGCATCTACAAAATCCGCGTTGTCGCGGTTGATACCAGCATCTCGCATCTCGCTAACGCTCTTCAAGAGCGCTTCGTTCGATTTGCGGAGTGCCTCGTTCTCTGCTTTCACGGCTGCCTCGTTTTTTGTGGCAGACTCCTGAAAGGCGGCAAAATCGGCGCTTTGCTTCGCCTGTGCCGCACGGAGTTCTTCGAGTTCTTTCATCTCGTCCTCAGTGTATTGTGAAAATTCAGGGTCAGTAATTATCATTGTTCCTGTTTTGCGTGTACCAGCTTTTACCTCAAGGTCGCGGATACGCTCTGCCATGTCGTCCATTTGCTGCCGTGCCCAAGCGGGCAACTCGGATTCCCATTGGTTCATCTCGTCAATTCCGTAGTCTGGCAGCGCCTTGTTTGCTTCGTCCAATCCGAATTTTGCGAGAATCCAGTCCCGCAGCGAGCGCATTTTGCTGCCGACAAGCGGCATACGCTGGTCGGCGAAGTCCGCCGCCGCGCTGAGGTCAATCCATTGTTTGCTATCGTCTGCTGCCGAAAAGTCGTAGGTGGTCAAAGCGGGGACATCGGAGACGGCAGGCACTTTCACGAAACAGATATGCTCTAACGAGAAATCCGCGCCGTCCAGTCGGACGCTCATTTTGTCGAGACCCTCATCTTTCAGCGCATCCAGCAGCCCTTCTGCAAAATCGCAAGGCTGGATTTCGAGCGCTGTTACGCCGTTCACGGTGGTTTTGCGCAGCGTGTTTTTATCCGCTACCCCGTACACAGGAAGATTCCTCTTTGGGTGCTTGCCGTTTGGCAGTTGTGCCGTAAACGGGATTTTGTCCTCGCTGCTGGCGAGGGTGCTGGCGAGAATTTTGTCAATGTCGGAATCATCCCATTCCTTTTTAGAATGGGCTGTGCGGTGCTTGCCAGCGAGGAATATTTTGAGAAATGGATATGCCATTACATAGCAACGTGTATTCGTGGGACAAGGGAGCAGGTTTTGGCTGCAAATGCGCAGCAGAGTAGTTGCAAAGTTCGTGATATAGCTGCCGGAATGCCGTGCGTTTTGGCACAGAAACGTGAGCGGAAACGCACATAAATTTGAACCAAAACGTGCAGCGTTTTCCGCCGACGTTGAGTATATTCGTACAAAATCAAATTGGTCTAAAAATTAGATGGTCGTGAATATGGCTACCTCACAGATGTACATAGAGACCGCAAGCGGGCGGAAGATTGGCGTAATGGATGTGGATTCTTGCGTCATCATTATCCAGACTGCAAGCGGGAAAGAAGTCGCACGAATGCGCGGGGCGGAGTTATCCCTACCGAGCGTTATAGCGAAATACCACGAAACCCTTGTGGCTGAATACGGCTCTTTTGTGAGTGCCGGGAAAATCGCGGAGATTACAGCCGATGAATTTTCCGTACATCCCGCGCACGTGCGCCGATGCGTCCGGCAGATGAACAATTTGAAGGGGATGGTATAACGTGCTGCATGACCTCACCAACCTCAACGCAGCGCTCCGCGAAAGCGGGATGTGCGAAGTCGCTATCGTGCGTCCGCAAGACTGCGTAGGGCAAAAGAAAAACGCCCGCTATTTCACCCCTGAGAAATTCGCCCAACTTGTGCAGAACATCAAGCGAGACGGGCGCTTAGAATCCGTGCCGCTTGTTTATGCCATTGAGGACGGGAAGTATAGTATCATCTCAGGGCATCACCGCATAGACGCAGCGAAAGAGGCTGGTTTAGAGCAGATTTTGGTGTTTGTCACCACGCCGGAGAGCCGTGATGAAATCGTCAGCAAGCAGCTTTCGCACAATGCGCTGGTGGGCAAAGATGACCCGATGCTGCTGGCGGAGCTATTCAACAGCATTGCCGAAATGGACTTGCGCCTCGCTTCGGGACTGAGTGACGAAGTGTCGAAAATCTCCTACGCCTCGCTGAATTTCCGTGTGGGCGAATACAAAGAATTGGTGCTGATGTTTCTGCCGGAGCAGCTTGAGGATTTGGAAGCAAAGATGACCGAGATAGCAAATAGCAGCATAGCCGACAAGAACAGCACGGTCTTTCTGGCAAGCCTCGCGGACTACGAAAAGTTTACCGCAACGTTGCGGCAAATCAAAAAAGTGGAGAATATCAAAAACAACGCTACGGCTGTGCAGCGCATGGCAGAACTGGCGCAAGAGCGATTGCAGGAATTGACCGCAGCGAAAGAGGTGGCGTAATGTTCTTCGGCACAACTCCAAGCATAATTTCGCAGTTTCTGCACCAAGAGTTTCGACGCTTGAAGCCGGAGCGCGTCATTGTTCCCTTTGCGGGAAACTTTGTCGTTGAGCAAATCGCCAGTTTAGCAGCGTCCAGCATCGGAAACACGACGGAAATACTCAGCACTGACGTTTCGCTGTATTCCCGTGCAATCGGCTTCGGCGTAACCGACACGCCGTTTGATTGCCGCATTAAGCCGCACGTGCTGGAAGATTTCCCCTTCTTCGCGGACAAAACCGCACCGCTCGAAATAGCAGCGACAGTGATATTCTTTACCGAAGTAGCGAAGATGCTTGGCAAAACGCACGTACTGTATTACCAACAACTCACCAGCCATGCAAAGGCACGTGTCCCCGACTACTTTGCAAAGATTTTAGCGCAATTAGAACGCTTCAAAAAGAATACCGCAATGTTGCGGTTTTTCGGCACGGATGCTTGTGAGGTTTTGCAAGATATTGGCGTTGGTGCCGGAGATGTGGTATTTTACGACCCGCCCGTGCTGCTGGGAGATTACGAAAAGATGTTTGCGCCGCTCCGTGAGGTGTTTGATTTCACCGACCCGCCATATACCGAAATGACCGACGAAGTGAAACAGCGCCATTTACAGGAACTCCGCGAACAAGGCGCAACGGTTTACTACCGCACAAATAACCCGCTTCCTGAAGCGCCCGCAAATTATACTGAGGTGTTTCGGTTTCAGTACAAATGGCACGGTTACTACTGTGTGTATGCTAGTCAGGTCGGAGCGCGCTTTTGTGGGCGCTTCCAGCCAATTCGTGAGGAAGTAAAGGCATACCCGTTCATCAGCGAGAAGGACGAAATCACGCCGCAAAGCAGCGTGGAGATTGTTCCCGTGAGCGGTAATGTAGGAAATCACTACCGCATGATGTGGGTAAAAAAGGCGGAAATGGGCAACATGGGAACGCCGTTTTTGGTGCTGGTAGATGGCAAGATTGCGGGTTTGTTGGTGTTGGAAAGCGGTGTAAAATTCGGTACTGACCTTATCCTCATTGTCTCTGACCCCGCAGCGCCGACGAGCCGCTACAAACGCCTTTCCAAACTCATGCTGCACTTGTGCTGCACGGAAACCGTTCTCAAAATGGTCAACGAGCGCACGATGTGGGAGCATACCGGCTTTACAACACGGGTGCTGACAAACAACCCCGTGAGCATGAAGTATCGCGGCTTGTTCGACCTCGCCAAGCGAGAAGAGTTTAAGGAAGGCAACTACCAGTACAAACTCATCTACCAAAGCAAAACGCTGTTCCCTGATGTGGAAACAGCGCTTGCGGCTTGGCTGAAAAAGGATGGGAAGGTTATTGACTATTCCGAATCATAGCCGTAAATGCGGTCGCAGATGGTTTGCAAATACGCAGCATGGTATTCGTCGCCATGCTTTGCCGAGTATTCAATGCTCTTTGACAACTCAGATTTAATGACCTGAATTTCGCTGGCATCGCAGCGAAACTCCGTGTTGCAGTACGGGCAGCGAAAGACCGTCCAAGGCAAGCCGTTAATGTACCGCTCTTGAACGACGTGTAGGTATGTTCTGTCGAGGCTGCGCTTGTGGCGTAGTAGTGCGTCAAAAGCCCCAAATTTTGCATCGTCCTGTGCGCATGGCATAGGCAGATTGAAGTGTGGATTCGAGTTCGGCAGCACCAGCGTCATCAGCGAGTGTTCGGCGAGAACGGAGTCCTTCGGGACCGTCAGCGCAAATCTTTTGGAAAAGTCGTCAATGTTCGGAAGCGGGTCTGCTGCAAAAAGCGCGTCCTCTTCGGGGAATGGGAACCGAAAACGGTATCCGTTCTTTTCGTCAAGAAAGTAGTCCGCCTCGCTGATGCCCCGTTTCTGAAGTTCAAGTAAAGAAGAATGGCGTACATAGTACAGGGATTCACACGTCCCAAGTTTATGCCGTTCGCCGCGATATGTGATGTATTCGCCCATGATTAGACCTCTACGGGATATTTGGTGAAAAGAATTGTTTCTGCTTGTTGAATAACTTGCTCGGTATTGAGACCAAGCGACCGATAGAATGAAGCATGACCGCTCAAGATTTCATGCGCTCTTGTGAGGGTTGCGCGTTCTTCGCTGCTGAACCCGATACGGAAGGTTGAGAAAATAGCCAGCGCCTCTTGCAGCCTTCCAGCGTGGAAATGCTCAAGAGCGGTTGAAGTTTTGGTTTGCATGGCTTAGAAAAGAGTCAGGTTGTCGGATGACGGTGGCGGCGCAGGGTACACGTACTCTTGCACCGAAATATCAAGCTGCTCTGAGAGCCATTGTGCGACCAAATGCCGGTGGCAGAATTTTTCAAGGTTTTCGTAGCACAAGAGCGCCACGTCCTCGCCTTTACTGAGAATGTGTAGGTCTTTCCAGACCGCTTTAGCGCTGAGTTTGGAAAGGTGGTCGAGGAAAAGCGGAACGTACTCAGCTTCGGGGCTTTGAAAAATCTTTTCGGTTGGCGCAAGCGGGCGGTAGTTGTAGCATTTGAAAAAGAACGGTGGCTTCAAGCAAATGCTTATCGGAAGAATGTGGCGGGGCAATTGCCCCGCCTTTGCGAAATAGCTTGTGTAGATGGTCATTTCTTTTTGGTTGTCGCTGCTTTGGTTTTGGCAGCCTTGTTCTTTGAAGATTTTTTAGTTAGACGGTTGCACTGCGGAAGCGCTTTTTGAGAGGGTTGCTTTCGTGGTGCTGGGTGCTGCTTTCTTCTTCGGTGTGCGCGATTTCCTGTCTGCTTTCGTGCGCACCGAAGGGGCGGCGGCAATGGCAGATGCAGGGATGGGCAAGGCGGAGAGATACGGTACAAGCGCTGTGCAGAGGTTCGAGAACTGAGTGCGCGGCAGCGTCCCTCCTCGCAAGTGAACAAATTTGGTGCAGGGATTTAACTCGTACCAGTTTATCGTTTTCAGCGTAAAGGTGGAGTTTTGGAAACTCACCGTACCATCGTGGACGGTTGGCTGCCCAAGTTCGGTGAGCATTCTCGCTGCTTTTTGCGCTTCGGCTCGGCTTTTGAATTTTGCAAAGTGATGTTCTTTGTATTTCAGAATGTAGCGCATCTCTGTGATAGTTGGACGGTTCGGGAATTTTTCGATTTCCTCTTGCACGGCTTCAATCCAGTACGGCACTTGCTGAACGGTGTGGAGTTTGGCAATTGTATCGAATTGCTCCGGCTTCGTGATTTTGCTCATTTCCTCCGCTTTGATGCGCCCCTGAGCAAAGAGAATTTTTGCAGCCTGTGGCGCAGAAATCATGCTGCTGTAATCGTCGCATTTCAGGTAGTACAGCGTCCGCGATTCCCTCTTGAAGCGGACGACTTGTACGTCTTCCAGCGTCTTTGTTCGCAGCGTCTCAAGCTGCTCGTCGGTGGGTCGCGTAATCCAGATAGATTCGCGGTTGATGCCCAGATACATCCGGTTGTTTTGGGCGTTGTGGGAGAAGGACAGTTTACTCATGGCAGTTACCTCTTGAAAAAAAAAACGGCAACGGTTGTTGCTTAGTTGTGGTGTTGCCGTTTTTGGGTTTGCGTCGTTAGATTCTTTGAATGTCGAGCGCCGTGATGCCTTCGCAGCAGAGAGCATCTTCAACGTTTTGCAGCATTTCGTCGTAGTCGCTGATGCAGTCCCATACTTCGATAGTTACGTCGTTTGTTACCTCGAACATTGCAGCGTATTCGCTGCCGATAGCGCGGCGAGCATCAGGCATTTGGCTATCGTTTTGGAGAATAATTTGGAGTTTCATGGCTTCACCTTTTGGCGTTAAGTTGTTGATATTCATATACTTAATTGATAAATACAAACTAACATTTTTTGTACTTTGTACCAAATAAAAAGCGAGGTTTTATGCGGTGTTTGAAAGATTTATTTTGCTGCAAACCGCATAAAACCTGAATAGCGAAATTTCCCCCGCGATACGATAATAGCGAAATTACGCTGGAAGCGCACAAATCCCTCAAAATGGGTGGTATGGCAATATGCAGAAAAACCATCGCCGCTTAGACGGGCTAGAAACAAGCAGAGGGCGCACGAGCGCATACGCCGACCGCACGGTTTGGCGCAGAATTACGCTGATGTTGCTGGTGTGAAACTAGCGGCATACAAATACATAGCACAAATACAATTTTGGTATTTCAATGGCAAAAAAACGCTCCAAAGCAAGAACTGGTGCGCCGAAGAAAGAAGCGACGGCGGAAGCGCCCGCTATTAGTACGAAAGCGCAGACTGCACGCAGCCCACGACACAAGCGCACCCCTGCGCAGCGTCAGCACGATTTAGAGGTAATTTCCGAAATGATTTTGCAGGGCGCGAAACAGTCCGTTATAGCGGACAAGCTCTCTATAACGCAGCAGCAAATCAGCTACGACCTCCGCGAAGTACGCAAGCGCTGGCAAACCAACTCAACGCTTTCGTTCGATAGCTATGTTGCCCAAGAGATGGAGAAACTCAACCTGCTGGAACGGGAATACTGGGACGGATGGAAGCGCTCGCAGCAGCCACGCAAGAATTCCTCCGTCTCTGTTCGTGAGCGCTCCGAAAGCGCTGTCAGCGAAAAAGAGGCAAAAGAAGAATCGCGTGACGGCAACCCCCGTTTTCTCGAAGGGGTGCTATTCGTTTTGGAACGCCGAGCACGGCTTATCGGTCTCGACAAACCGACACGCTCCGTTGTAACCGGCACTACTATTGACGCAAATAATCTGACCGATGAGCAATTACAACGCCTCGCTAATGGTGAGCCGCTCGAAGCCCTCTTCATGGCTACTCAGCCCGAAATTGCCGCCCGCAACGGTGCAGGCAATCGCCGAGCTGCAGTTGAGACAAAGGCGGCAAGCCGTCGCGCTCAAAACGCTCCTCGTCGTAGCAAGCGAGGATGATCGCGCAAGGCTTTCGCGCTATGAGCAACGATACCGCGCAATCACCAAACAAGGCTACGAAGCATTACAAGCAGCGCTGAGCGAAGAGACGCTGTTTGTGCTGTTTGGTGGTGCGAAAGGCGGCGGGAAAACTGGTACGAGCGTCCGCATTGCACAGGAACTCGTAACGCACTACCGCGATGGTCGAATCCCCGTGATGCGCCGGAACTACACCGATTTGCACGCTACAACCAAACAGTCGTTTTTGAAATTGTTCCCGCCGGAACTGATAGTACGAAAAACCGAATCAGTCTGGTACTGCGTAAACAACAATGAACTGTGGTTCTACGCCGCCGACCGCAGCAACGACCCTGACTATGAGAAAACGCGCGGTCTTGAGGTTTCGGCGGTTATCATTGACGAAATAAGCCAGTTTGACGAGGAGTTTTACGAGATTCTGCCGTCGCTGCTCCGGCACGATGCGTTTCATCTCGAAACTGGTGAGCCGCTCTCAGGATTTATTTACGCAACGACAAATCCAGTACCCGGCAAGAACTGGCAAAAGCGTATTTTTATAGACCCCGAAACGCGGGTAACAGACGGTTCGCACATTTACATCGCAGCGCTGCCGGACAACAACCCGCTTTTGCCGTCGCGCTACCTCTCGCGGGCATTTTCTACGATGTCGGAGACAATGCTGCGGATGCTGCGGTACGGTGATTGGGATGTGGAAGAAGCCGACTTCAAGGTCGTACTCCCAAGCGACTTGAAACGGCTCTTTACCAACGCAAAGCCGGATGCGGACATCATTGCACTCGGCATTGACATTGGGCTTGGCAAACCCGACGAAACAGTGGTGTATGCTGCTACTCGGAGCGGCGCATTTTTTGAGTATGCTGCATTTTGTGAGTACGATACGATGCGCCAAGTCGAGCGATTGTACGATATTTGCAGACAGGTATCCGAGCGGAACGGGAAGATTTGCATTGACGCGGGCGCGGTTGGCAAAGGCGTAGCAGACCGATTGCAACAAGCGTTTTACTCTGCGATTCAGCCCGTGATGTTCGACGAAAGAGCGATGGACGAAAACTATGCCTCTGCGTCGGCAAAGTACGGCAACCGTCGCGCACAAATGTACTTCCACGCCCGCGACCTCATCCAACAAGCAGCGCTGACCTTCGACGAGCGCCAGAGGCAAGGGCAAGAACCGGAAGTGCGCATTTCGCCCGACGAATTGCTGTACGAAGAACTGGACAATACCTATTACAAGCCCTCAGACGGCAAGTTTATGATTGAACCGAAGGACAATATCAAAAAACGATTAAAACGCTCCCCTGACCGCGCAGACGCCTTCGTGCTGTGCGTTTCAGCATACAAACAAGCGCGAACAGCAACCGAGTGGGTGTTACCGTCCTCCGTTG